CGCCTGGAATGGTGTGGAGGCTGCGAATGAAAGTAGCCTAGGGCCCATTTAGGGGAGGTGGGGGGCCCACGGCGCTACGGCGTCGGAGGCCGCGGCCTATAAGCCGCGATGCAACCACCCGTGTGACAACGCGTTACCTGTCTTCGTGAGATTGCCTATCTGCTGGGTTTTAGCCCCCGCGGACGGCTGAACGAAAAGGGGACTTCGCCAGGACCATCCAAGCGGTCCAAGTGTGGGGTACGCAACACTCGGGTGGTGGTCGACGTCTGTGCTACGACTACGAGGCGCGCCAGGTCTGTAAAATGCTTTTAGCTCCGCCAGCGCATGTGCGTGATGCGGTAGGACCTCAAATTGGCGTCGGCGCGCCCTAGTCCGTTTGCCTGTCCCGGGCTTTCGTGGCACAGACGGTGAAAACTAAAACGGATGCGTCGTTTTTTGGGATGACGTCCAAAGACGATAGAGGCGCAGGGAAGCGCACTAAAAATGAAATCCCCGGGTTGGCTCCCGAAAACAGCCAACGCGGCCCGCGGAGGAGACGAACACTAAGACCTTCCCCGGGCCAAGCCGCACGCGACGCCCTAAAAGCAACGGGTGGCCGACGTGCGGGCGGGCAACGATACCGCAAGGTCGCAGGTTCTGGCGACCGTGCTCTAGCGGACAGTGTCAAAGACGCCATTGACAGGGCTGATGCAGCCGAAGACGCCGCCAAGGAAAAGGCCAGCGACGTGCTTGAACGCGCCGAACACCGCATAAACACGTTAGTGAAGCATCTAACAGCGACCAACGACGACATCGCGGAAACCACACCGGCACTTGCCAGCCAGGGGGGCAGTGCTCGATCATTGCCGCGGACCTTCCACGACAAGGAAAAAGTACGGAATGCTGCCGCTGCCCGGTACGACGTCACAAACGAGGTCGGCCACCTTTTTGATGATTGTGTCAGTCCGTCCACGTCGTTCGATCAGTGCGCGTTAGCACGGAATGTGGTTGCCCACACTGCCGTTAAGGCCGTCGTCGTTGTAGACCCACCACCCCTTAGTGAGCGCGCAATAAGTGTGTACCTTAGCGACCTGTGTGCGGTCAGGTTCCAGTACACCCGTGCGAGGGCGTGCCGCGCTAGTACAAAACATCCGACGTGTTTCGACGTCGTTGTGCCGTGCGAGTGTCGTCGGGACGGCGAGATGACTATATTTATGGTCCACGACATGCTGCCCCTCGAGGTGGAAGTGGTCATGGCTAGTCGTGTGGGCCATTGTCTCGTCATTGGGCCGTCGCTCCGGGAGGCGTGGGCCAGTCTCGCTTGTGGTGAAGTGCAGTATTGTTTACGTGGTGATGGCAAAGCGGCCGACGCCACACTTTCCGTCGGCCGGGAATCGGTAGTCATCGAGGTGCCCTCGTATTGGCACAACGGGGTAGCAAGCGCCGACGGTTTTAGTGCCACATCCACAGCTGTTCAGGGTATGTGGAACGCGGGCCTCGTGTTTCGTGAGACCGAAACCGAGGGGTTGACAACAACTGTCGAGCCACTCCCGGTCGTAGCTGCACTAGCTGACCCGACGTATTACGGACCAAGCATTGGCAATCCTTTATTCCGTTCCACCATCGAGTGCGTTGGTGACACGTCACTGGTCTCCGTGGCGACACATTTGTCGGCCGGACCATATCACATATTTTGGGACCACAGCACGCCCGTTCCATGTGTAGTCCCGAAACACCTCATTGACGACCTACGTCAGCTCATCGCGGGTAAGCAGCGCACCCCTGAGTCTTTCGCTCTACTCACCAACCGCGCCCGCACTTTTGTAGAGAGCGTCCAGATGCCGGCCCACATCGTGAGCAACGCCATATTCGCCTCGGCTGCTATTGCCTTCTGTTACGATATCACCTACGAGCTTGGGGTGATGCACGCCGTCATGGCCCGTCACGCGGCTGACGCCGTCATACACGGGGACGCCCTTAAATTCAAATTCAAGCCTGTACTATCGTTCCCATGGAGCATCGTAACCGCTGTGCGGCGTGCCGCCACTGCCGTTCTGAATTACGCTGTGAGTGGTGTTGAACTCCTGACCGCGGAACCGGGCGAAGGCGGCGATGACGGTGACGACACGGCCCCTGAACTGCCCGACGAGCGCAGCCCGGAGGCCGCCTTCTCGGGGTATGACGACACAAGCCGCCTCGCGAATGGTAGCGCCGTCGTGGTCTTCCGAGAGCCCGTCGAGCTGCCTGCTACGCCGCCGACGATCGCCGGTGAGCGACTGACGGGGTCGGAGATACGGGCCCAAGAGATCTCCAGTCACGCGGCGATTCGGTACGGCGACGTCGACCTCGACCATGACAGGGACACCCACGGGCCAGTGTTAGCAGGCATTGGGTCGCGCGCTTTTGTGCCACGGGCGCCCACTATGGGCGCGCCCTCTGAAGCAGCAGCTGTCGTGTATAGACAACTTGCCCGAACAACCGACGACGAGGGCAAATTTGATGAGGGCCGGTACGCCACGTTCGTCACATGGGTGCGCCACGCACTACCAGTGTTGTTCCCACGGGGCGAGCCAGTCACCGACACCGACCGGGAATCGTGGAACTCAACTTACGACGCGGCCATGCGTGTCGTGCACGAACGGGCCAGGGAGCGAGCTATCGTGGAACGCCAGGATGACGATTTTCGTCGCGGTTGTTTCATAAAAATGGAACTCCTTCTCAAGGACCGAGATAAGTTCATACCGCGGTTGATTTCCTCATGCACACATGAGCGCAACGCCACGGTGTCGTCGACTGTCGCAGCCGTAGTGCAGAGACTAAAATCCGCATGGTCGATGGCCCGGTTCCGCAGTGGCGGTTCCATATGGTACGCCAATGGCTATGATACCACGTCTGCCGGTGAGTACGCCGACGTTGTTAAAGCGCGAAATTTGCACACTCGTGTCGTTGAAATCGACATATCCAAGGCCGATGCTTGCCAAGGGCCAATGTCGCTCATGCTCCACATATTGGTGGGTCGATACATGGGCCTACCGCACGAGGCCGCCGTCCTCATGGCCGATGACATACACTTCCGCGGGACTACGCCTTCTGGCATTAAGTTCTCCACATTTGGCACCCTTGGCTCGGGTTCGTACTACACGTCGATCATGCACAGCATTACCTTGACGCTAGTGTATCTGTTTGTGTGTTGCCGATACAACCACATGACCGTTGAGGAACTCCTTCAGCAAATCGCTTTAGGCACCCTGGGCGACGACAATATATGTGCAGTCTCTGACAAGGTGGCCGTCGACACGCGGTACCTCGTCGAAGAGTATGCCAAATTGGGATATCGCGCCGAGGCCAATTTCCACGTGGGAGCCGATGCACTATACCGCGCAACGTTCTGCTCGTCCCGGTTTGTCCCCTGTGACGTGGCGGTGTCCAACGTCGCGTGGCGGCAATCGCATACGCTCCTGAACATGCTGGGGCGATTCCACGCCAAAGCGTTTTGGTATGCTGGACATTTGCATACCCAACATGGGGTCAAGCGCGGCAAATTGGACCCCACCTACTTCACGGCACTAGCTGCCTGCGATGCTATAGGCCGCGCGCGCGATTTCGGTGACCTTCCATTTTACTCGCAGGTCGTAAGCCGCGTGATAAAGCTCACCTCAGTCATCCCCGTACCGGGTAGAACCAAGGCCGCTGCCGCAACGGCACTCCGTCGGCTGAATAAGTGGCGCGTTTTTTCTCAAGGCCAACGGCGCGTGCGCACGAATGACTGCACCTGGGCCTTTTTTTCTAGTGTGTATGGCCTCACTCGCGAGCACGCCGCTACATACGGCCGCTTGTTGCAGCGCGTTACCGCCCTACCAGCCGTAGTAGACTATGCGCCGCTGGCCGCCGCGACGGCTTTGGACCTAAACTTGGCCCCTGATGGCATAGACATAGTGGAATTGTGCACGGAAGCCGGTATAGCAACCGTTGGCGGGCCCGGACGCCCCACCCCACCGCCACCGGCGACCAATGCTGGTGAGGCGGCTAAACAACCGTTGGCGGCTGCGGGGTCCACCGCTAATGCCGTTGCCGCACCCGGACTGGACGTGGTGGGCGCCGCTGCCCAAGGCCGGGCACCGCGCGGTATACGTTTCGAAACCACGACCGCTCGAGCTGCGTTCGCTGACCTGGCCGCCGCAGTTGGCGCACCACGCGATTTTGCGACGAAACCAGGCGCGACCGCCACAAGCGCCCAACTGGTCGTGCGCAAAGCCAGTATCCCACTGCCGCTGATAGTGTGGACGTGGTTCGACGCCAGGGCTTGGGTCCTCAGCCTACCCACCAGTGTACGAGAGAAACTATCAATGTTACCCACCGCTACGCTAGTGGGACTAGCCGCCTACGCAGTCCATAAGACCAATTGGTCGAACAACCGTCCCCATTCTGAAGTGTCGAACGCTCGCCGACTCGTGATGATGACGCTGTGCAGTGCTGTCATATTTTCGTCGTGGTTGGCTATCTCAATTTGGTGGGAGCGATACCTCGGGTTAACAGGTGGCCGGCCTGAGAATATGGCGGCGGCCCTCGTCCGCAACATTAACAAGGAAGCGCACATCGCAAACGGCAACGAAGTGTCGCTTGCTCTAATTACCTCGCTATCATCGGCGGCCTGTGCGACCATTGGGTACGCACTTGGACTACTGTGTGGGATGGCCGGCGTGGAGTCTAGCAACGCAGCCTATTCACGTTCACGTGACACAAATAAAGAAGCCCATATCGCCCACGGGAATCCCCGTGGTTTTAAGTGGGCTTTCAAATACCACGGTAATTGGGGAGGACCGAACTACTCTAATGCCACTGAGTATCCGGAACGTACCACCATCGACTGGAATGGCCCTGTGGTCGATGAATATGATGCGTTGTACCGCGCCCACGACGCAGCGTACGACAACGGGCTCGAGCGCGATGGCGACCAGGCACTTGTTAACGCCATCGATTCTCGTCGAGGGGTCCCCTTTAAACATTGGCTAGCGGCGCGCGCGTTCCAGGCCAAAGCAAACGTGCATTCACGTAACGAGTTTGTGCGACCCGCTAAGTGGTCTAGGGTGGCCAACTTCGCCCATTCCCGCTCTATAGACCACGGAAAAAACGCCCATATCGTTCATGGGAACATTCATGGCAAGAAGGGCGCGCCACTCCCGAAACGGAGCAAGCGGCCAGCGGCCCCTGCAAAAGCCCGTGCCCAGGCCACGCGCAAAAGAACGGCTAAGCCTGGCAAGGCCAAGGGTAAACGGGCCAATGCGCGCCAAGCGTCATCGTCCAGCAGCGGGGTATCGTATGCCGCCTCTACTCTTCCGGTTTCAAGCCAAACCACGCACCACTCCATTGTGAGCTATGGCGCTGACCATGTGCGAGTTAGGGGGCGACAAAGGGTGACGGACGTTTCTTACGTGGGTACACCAACGCCCGGCCTTGTGGTCTACACGGACGTCTTATCCGCCCCCTTCTTCGCTAACACCAAGCTGCGCGAATTTTTCAACTCATACGAAAAGTGGCAGCCGCACCACTTGGCTATAGAGTTAGTCCCGGGCGCCCCGACGACAACGCCTGGTAAGTATCTCATCTTCATTGAAAATGACCCCGCCGACCAAGTCGCCGTGGGGCAGTCTCTATCGTTGGATGCGGTCGCTAATCGTAAGGGTATACCCGAGGTTTCAATGTGGGGCGCCGTGGGACGCGCAGTAATGGATGTTGACCGGAAGGCGCCGGACTTCTACACTACGCCCACAATCAACATCGCCGACGCCACTAGTACGTTTAACCAACGTCTCAACGCGCCGGGATGTGTCGCCGTCGTGTCGGGCGTTGGCGTCGGGGCAAATCCGACTTTCGGCACGTTATATGTCGTTTACGATTTTACCTTCCGAGTCGGCACCGAGTCTGACAACGAGACGATGGCGATCAACGCCTATGGCATGGCGATCGCCGTCGACGCCATGTCGGCCCAGACAGCGTCCCACTCAGTGGACATCAACGATTTCATGGCCATCGCTCGTAAGAAGTCCGCCGTCGCCTCCCCAACGTACCGCACGGTGATTATGTCATCCCCTGGTACAGTTGACTTTACCGGCCCAGCGACATCCGATTGCACTGCCACGATTCGCCTGCCACCTGGTGAATACGTGGTACGCACTGCTGTGGCCGTCAGCGGAACTATGCCCACGCCCGCCGATGTAGAAGCATATGCTACCATCAGTGGGCCGACTCCAAGTGGGGAGAGCCATGAGGCCACTACGCACAAGTTCCGGCTAGTCGGCGACGGTGCCACCGGTCGGTACAACGGCTGGCGTATGGCCACCGACTTTGGCGCCGACCCCTACTTGTCGTCTGCCTCTTTAGCCTACGCTGGCGACCCTCCAAAGTTCGATTATTCCATGACGAACACCGTCATAGCCGGCACCGGGTTCGTTAAAATCCACACGCCGAGTATAGCTGCCTCGCAGAATTTACACGTGCGCATGTTCTTTTATTTTAAAGGCAGTTATGCTGGGCCGTTCAATGTTGTCGGATATGGGCTGCAGGTGGCCCGTCTGGGCCCTCTTTCAGGACCACGGTCCTTTGTCCCATACAGGGCAACCGACTCAGTGGGTTACCAACGGGCAACGACGGGAGCTCCGTCGGGCCTCAGTACACCCTTCCACCATGTGGACGGAAAAGATGAGGCCGAGGTGAACGACACCGACCACGTAAGCCTTTTCGACGTCGATCCCCGCGAACTGCGAGCCGCACTAGCAGCTATCCGCGCGCGGAAGTAAACCAGCTAATGATTGTGTCGAATTAAGCGCATTTCTTATGGACTAGTGTATTCCCCTTTCCAAGGGGCCTGAAGGGCTTGTGGCCATCCCGGATGAGACC